ATGACCCAGGCCCCCAGCCTGCCCATTACGCATGGGCGGGACAGCTCCGAAACGGACAGCACCACCAGCACACGCTGGCGCGACCATTTTCTGGACGCGCTGGCGGACACATCCAATGTCACCGCCGCCGCCCGCCATGCCGGCGTCACCCCGGCGCGCGCCTATGACACGCGTCGGCGCGATGCGGGGTTTGCCCATGCCTGGAACCGGGCGCTGCTGGAAGGGTATGAAAATCTGGAAATGGAAACGCTGTGCCGGCTGCGCTTCGGCAGCGGTAAGGATGAGCCGAAAGCGGATATCGCCAATGCGCTGCGCCTGCTCGCGCTCCACCGCAGCAGTGCGGCCACGCAGAAAGCGCGCGCCTATGCCGAGCGTGACGAACAGGCCGTGCTGGATGCGATCAATGCCAAGATCGAAACCATGCGCAAGCGCGAGGCGGAGGCGCGGCGCAAGCTGAACCATCGCCGGAAACGCGACGCTGCCGATGCGGTAATGACAGCGCAGCCGCAGGCGCTTGATGACTGAGGAGCGCGAATGGCTCTGCGGGCTCGAACCCGCGCTGCGCCGCAAATTGCTGAAGCATCTCGGCCCGGAGGAGCAGGACAATCTCGATTATGCCTGGCACCTGTGGGCGCGGGCCGACCAATTGCCGCCCCGGGGCGACTGGGCGATCTGGCTGATCTGCGCCGGACGCGGTTTCGGCAAGACCCGCGCCGGGGCCGAATGGGTGCGCAGCCTCGCCCGCGCCTCGCCCGATGCACGGATCGCGCTGGTCGCAGCCTCGCTGGTGGAAGCGCGTGCGGTGATGGTGGAGGGGGAAAGCGGCATTCTCGCCTGCACCCCGCCGGCCTTCCGCCCGTTGTTCGAACCATCGCTGAGGCGACTGATCTGGCCGAACGGGGCGCAGGCGCAACTTTTCTCCGCCGGAGAACCCGAGAGCCTGCGCGGGCCGCAGCACAGCCATGCCTGGTGCGATGAAATCGCCAAATGGGACAATGCCTCGGGCCGGGCAATCCGCGCCTGGGATAATCTGCAGATGGGCCTCAGGCTGGGACACGATCCGCGTCTGCTGGCGACCACCACCCCGCGCGCGGTGCCGCTGATGCTGCGGCTGATGGCGGAACAGGAAACAGGCAGCATCGCGCTCACCACGGGGTCCTCCTATGCCAACGCCGCCAATCTGCCATCAAGCTTCCTCAGCGCGATGCAGCGCCAATATGGTGGGACCGCGCTGGGCGCGCAGGAGCTGGAAGGCGTGTTGCTGCGCGAGGCGGAAGGCGCGCTGTGGAGCCGTGCCCTGCTCGAAAACTGCCGCGCATCCATGCCCGATACGCCGCTCACCCGGATCGTGGTCGGGGTCGATCCTCCGGCCTCAGCACGCGGGGATGAATGCGGCATCGTGGTCGCCGGCATCTGGGAAAGGGCGGATGGACACAGCGTCGGCCATGTCCTTGCCGATGCCTCGATCCCCTCGGCCAGCCCCGAAAGATGGGCCCGGCAGGTCGCGCTGACCGCGACGAGCTGGCAGGCCGAACGGGTCGTGGCAGAGGCCAATCAGGGCGGCGATATGGTGGCAAGCGTCCTGCGCGCTGCCGATTGCGCCATGCCGCTGCGCCTCGTCCATGCCAGCCGCGGCAAGGTGGCCCGGGCAGAGCCGGTGGCCGCGCTCTATGAGGCCGGGCGGGTGCGCCATGCCGAATGTTTCCCACAGCTGGAAGACCAGCTGTGCGCTCTGATGGCGGGCGGTGCCTATGAAGGGCCGACCCGCTCCCCCGACCGCGCGGATGCGTTGGTCTGGGCACTTACCGAACTGATGCTCAACAACCGCCCACGCCCGCGCGCAACGGCGCTTTAGAACACCCCACACTTCCGCAGCAAAGGATAAGTCCATGGCCCTGCTCGACAGGCTCCGCACCGCTTTCAAAAGCGGGGCGAGCGCCCGCGCGCCTGTTTCCGGTGCGCTTTTCTCCCCCTGGAGCGTGCCCTATGCGGCGGCGCGCCCCACCTATGCCCAAAGCGCTAGGCGCGCCTTTTGCGATAATCCGGTGGCGCAGCGCGCGGTCAAGATTGTGGCCGAAGCGCTGGGCACGGTGCCGCTGAAAACGGCGCATGATGATGTGCGCCGCCTGATCACCGCGCGCAGCGCGGGCCAGCCCTTGCTGGAAACACTGGCGGCGCAGATGCTGCTGCATGGCAATGCCTATGTGCAGATATTGCGCAATGCCGAGGCGCAGCCGGTGGAGCTGTTCGCCCTCCGGCCCGAACGGGTTTCTGTGGTGCCGGATGCCGATGGATGGCCGCGTGCCTATCGCTACCGCGCGGGCGATACCGCGCTCGATCTCGCGCTCGAAAATGCCGAGGGCTGGCCTGATATCGTCCCCATCCGCAGTTTCCACCCGGTTGATGACCATTATGGTGCCGGCGGGCTGGACGCGGCGGAACAATCGGTCGCGATCCATAATGCCGCCGCGCGCTGGAACCTGTCCTTGCTGGAAAATGCGGCGCGGCCATCCGGCGCGCTGGTGCATGAACAGGCCGATCATGCCCCGATGAGCGCAGCGCAGATGGACCAGCTACGGCAGGAACTAACCGCACTGTTCCAGGGCGGGGAAAATGCCGGGCGACCGATGGTGCTGGAAGGGGGGCTGCGCTGGCAGCCGATTTCCCTGTCGCCCGCCGATATGGATTTCGCCACGCTGAAATCCGCCGCCGCACGGGACATCGCGCTGGCCTTTGGCGTGCCGCCCATGCTGCTCGGCCTGCCGGGAGACAACACCTATGCCAATTATCGCGAGGCCAATCGCGCGCTTTGGCGGCTGACCATTCTGCCTCTGGCGGACAAGATCCTCGCCGCTCTCACTCAGGCTCTGGAGGGGCAGTTCGCTGATCTGGAGCTGACGGTAGATCTCGACCGTATTCCCGCCCTGTCGGAGGATCGCGAAAAGCTCTGGGCGCAGGTTTCGGGGGCTGATTTCCTCAGTGCCTCCGAGAAGCGCAGCCTGCTGGGCCTGGCTGAGAAAGGCCAGCCGGTCAGGGGCCAGACCATCAAGGGAGCCCGCCCATGAACCGCACGGAAATGCTGGCCCGGCTGATGACGCAGAATATCTCGACCACCGCCACCCCGGAAAGCCTGCTCACCCTGCGCGCCATGATCGAGGAAGCCAGCGAAATGGGCGCTGAGCGCGCGCTGGCCCGGCTGGGCCTGTCCGATGATGGTGCGCGCGACGACATCGATGAATTGCGTGAATTGTTACGCGCCTGGCGCGATGCGAAGAAAGGCGCATGGAAAGCGGTCATGGACTGGCTGATCCGCGGATGCCTGGCCTTGTTGCTGGTCGGCATTGCGGTGCGGCTGGGCCTGACGCGGAGCCTCACATGAACGCGCCGTTCAAGGCAGGCCGTCTGGCGGGTTACGCCGCTGTGTTCGATCTGCCCGATGGCATGGGCGATCGGATCAGCCCCGGTGCCTTCGCCCGCAGTCTGGCCGAGCGGACCACCCCCTTTCCTCTGCTGTGGCAGCATCGGGGCGATCAGTGCATCGGCTGGGCTGAGTATGTGGCCGAAGATGCGCGCGGATTGCGCGTGATCGCAAGGATCGATGCGCCGCATTCACGCGCCGCAGCAGCGCTCAGTCGGCACACCGCGTCCGGCCTCAGCTTCGGCTATCGCGCACGCCGTTTCCGCCGCTGCGCCGGTGGACGCTGGCTCGACGAGATCGAGCTGTTTGAAATCAGCCTCGTCACCGACCCGATGCACCCGCTCGCCCGCGTGCACTGGAGCGAATGAACCCGCTTGGCGCGGCCAATCTGTCTGCCGCCCTTCCCCAGTTCCCTTCCCCAACCACCCGAAAGGTGAATTTCATGGATGTATCCCCCGCACTCAATCCTGCCTCCAGCATTCCAAATTCTGAGCCCCCGATCGAACAGAGCTTCGACATCGTCGCCCGCCAGGACAAGGCCGAGGAAGCGATCGGCACCTTGCGCAAGGATGTCGACGATGTGAAACACCGGCTCGACCGCGTCAGCCGTGCTGCTGCGCGTCCGGCCCTGTCCAGTACCGGCGAAAGCGCCGAAGTGAAAAGCTTCGTCCAGCACTTCCTCCGCCGCGGGTCCGAAAGCGAGATCAAATCGCTGACTGGCGCGGTGCCCAAGGATGGCGGCTATGCCGTGCCGCGGGAAATCGACGCCTTGATCGCCCGGGAAGTGATGGAAATCAGCCCGATCCGCCAACTCGCACAAGTGGTGCAAACCGGCAGTGCAGGTTATCGCAAGCTCGTATCCACTGGCGGCACGGCCTCGGGCTGGGTCAGCGAAACCGCCGGGCGGCCTGAAACCGACACGCCCGAATTCGCCGAAATCGCACCGCCGACGGGTGAACTTTACGCCAACCCCGCCGCCAGCCAGGCCATGCTGGACGATGCCGCTTTCGATCTCGAGCAATGGCTGGCGGGTGAAATTGCGATGGAATTCGCCCGTGCCGAGGGTTCGGCCTTCATTTCGGGGAGCGGGGTCAACCAGCCCAAGGGCTTCCTCGCCGCGCCAATGTCCATGGCAGGCGATGCGGTGCGCCCCTTCGGCACGCTGCAATATGTCGGTTCGGGCAGCGACAGCGGCTTTGGCAGCAATCCGGAAAGCCGCCTGATCGATCTGGTCCACACGATGAAGGCGGGCCACCGGCAGGGCGCGAGCTGGGTGATGAATTCCTCCACCCTCGCCGAAGTGCGCAAGCTGAAAACCGCCGATGGTGCCTTCCTCTGGCAGCCGGGTCTGGTCGAAGGGCAGCCCGATCGCCTGCTCGGCTATCCGGTGGTCGAGGCGGAGGATATGCCCGATATTGCCGAAGACGCATTCCCCATCGCTTTCGGCAATTTCCGCGCCGGCTATCTGATCGCGGAGCGCAGCGCGACCAATATTCTCCGCGATCCCTATTCGAACAAGCCCTTCGTCCATTTCTACGCCACCAAACGTGTGGGCGGGCAAGTGCTTGATAGCAGCGCAATCAAACTGCTGAAGATCGAAGCCTGATCGCGGCGGGCCGGGTTCCCCCTCCGGCCCGCATTGCCAGCGGGGAGGATGCGCTCCCCCCTCTCCCTTCACGCATCCTCCCCGCTTCTTTCGCCGCGCCCCCGCCGGCCCCTTCTCCATCGGAGCCCCCTTATGCGCATATTACTCACTGCGCCGGACCTGTCCGGCGTGGCCCTTGCCGATTGCAAAGACTGGCTGGCCATCACGGGCTCTGCCGAGGATGGCCAGTTGCTCGCTCTGCTGCAGGCTGCACTCGATTATGGCGAGCATTTCACCGGCCAGTGCCTGATCGAAACCGAATGGGAAGAAATCCATCCGGCCAGCCCCGGCTGGCACATGCTGGCGACCCGTCCGGTGCAGGTCGCGGACCGGCTGCAATCTGTCGCGCCGGATGATACCCGCAGTCTTGTTTCCGCGCAGGATTACGAACTGGATCTGCTGGCTGACGGAAGCGCGCGCTTCCGCCTGTCTCATTCCGGAGCCTCGCCCCATGATCACGATCGCCTTGCCATCCGCTGCACCGCCGGAATAGCGGCTGACTGGTCTGCGCTTCCAGCCGCCTTGCGTCAGGGCACCTTGCGGCTGGTCGCGCATCTCTATCGGGCGCGCGAAAATGAGCTGGATCGTCCCATCCCGGCGGCGGTCACCGCCTTGTGGCAGGGGTGGCGAAGGTTGGCCCTGTGCTGACCGCACGCCCCACCACCATCACCGCGCTGGCCGCCCGGCTGGAGGCAAAGGCCGCCCGTATCGCCCTAAAATATACGCCGCCGCGCAGCGCGAAGGATGAACTGCACTGGCGCAGCGCCGCGATCCTGTGGCCCGATCTGTTCGAGGAGCAGAGATCATGGAAATAGTTTTACGCGCGGCGCTGATCACATGGTTGCGCGCCGATCCGGCCCTGGCCGCGCTCAATGCCATTGCGGAGGAGGCGCCCAACCGCACCAGCCTGCCCTGGCTGGGCCTGGTCGCCAGCGCCAGTACGGACTGGAGCACCAAGGATCGGGCCGGGCGGGAAATCCGCATCGCATTGGAATTGCAGGCACGCGGCGATGACCCGCTCAGTGCCGCCGATCTGGTCACTGCCGTGGAGGAACGCATCGCCGCCTTTCCGCCCGATCTCTCATCAGAACCGCTCGGCGAAAGGCCTGCTTTTCGCATCATCAATTGCCGTTTCCTGCGCGCCCGCGCCGAGCAGCGCAGCCATAATCGCCGCGCAGTGCTGCTTGAATATCGCTTCCGCTGTCTAGCCTATGGAGATTCCGCATGACTGCCCAAAAAGGCTCCGCCTTCCTTCTCAAAATCAGTGATGCCGCCCAGCCCCCCGCTTACGCCACCGTTGCGGGATTGCGCACCACGCAGATGAGTATCAATGGCGATCCCGTCGCCATCACGCACAAGCAATCGGGTGGCTGGCGCGAATTGCTGTCCGGCGCTGGAACACGGTCGGTTTCGGTCAGCGCTGCCGGAATTTTCCTTGGCAGCACGGCGGAGGAAACCATCCGCACCCATGCCCTGGCCGGAACGCTGGCGGAGTACGAATTGTCCTTCGAAGACGGCGCAAGAATGCGCGGGCGCTTCCTGATTCAGCGGCTGGATTATGCCGGGGATTACAATGGGGAGCGTAGCTACACACTCGCCCTCGAAAGCTCCGGCCCTGTAACCCCAATCGCCACGGTGCCTGAATGAGCGCGGGTTCAAAACGCCGCGCTAATCCGCTGCGCGGAGAAGCCAGTCTGATGATCGACGGCACCGCATATACATTGCGTCCGAGCTTCGATGCGCTGGTGGCCGCCGAACTGGAGCTGGGGCCGCTGTTTGCGGTGGTGGAACGGGCCGGCGAAGGTCGTCTTTCGCTGAACGACATGATGGTGCTGTTCTGGTATTGCCTGCGCGAGAAAGACGGCCTGACGCCTGAGAAACTGGGCGAGGCAATCCTTCAGCAAGGCCTCGCCAATTGCCTGCCCGCCTTGCGTATCGTGCTCGCCCAGATCTGCCAGGGCGGCAGATGAACGCGGACAGCGAAGCTGCAGGATCAGCCAGCCCAGCACCTCCACGATTCTTTGGCGATGCCGCCTTGCGGCTGGCGGGTGCCGTGCCGCGCCTGCTCGGCTGGCATCCGCGCGATTTCTGGGATTCTACCCCTGCCGAACTGGCGGCCTGCCTCACACCCGCCGAGCCAACAGAAACGCCGCTGAGCCGGACGGAGCTGGATGATCTGCTGAAAGGAATGGATGATGGATGACGACACACAGGTTTTGACCATTGCGGTGGAGGCGGAAACCAAGAGCTTTCGCGAGGAAATGCAGCAGTTGCGCGCAAATGTGGACGGCACGTTTTCGGGCTTTGGCTCCGCCGGCGCAAAACTGGAAAAAAGCCTGCTTTCTGCAATCCGTCAGGGCAATCTGGCCTTTGACGATCTCAAACAGGTTGCCTTGTCGACGCTGGAATTCATTGCCGCAGAAGCCCTGAAAATTCAGTTTGGCGGCCCCGTTTCGGGAACGGGTAGCGGCGGCCTCGGCACGCTGGTGCAATCCGCGCTCACGTCCCTGATCGGCGCACCTGGCCGGGCGACGGGTGGCCCAGTCAGCCCGCAGCACCCCTATCTGGTCGGCGAAAGAGGGCCAGAAGTCTTCGTTCCCACCAGTGCCGGCCGGGTTGAAACCGCCAGCGCCCCGACGCGCAATGTCAAAGTGGCAGTGCAGCTCTCCGCGCCGCGCGGGACCGATGCCCCCACCGCGCTGCAACGTTCCAGCCGTCAGCTCGCCAGTTCCCTGCGCCGCGCACTCATCGAAACTTAGGAGGTACCCATGGCATTCTGGCTCGCCCGGTCCCGCGAGGGGCAGACGCATGACTTCATTCAGCGTTTCGACCCACGTTTCTGGACTGTCGACTTTCCGCGTCCGGTCATGGCCGCCGTGGTCACGACCGCACCCGACGCGCTGCGCGTGGAGGGCGAATTTCACAATCAGAACGATCTCGCGGGACTGATCTGGGACAGTGAAGACCGGCTGGATCACCCCTTGCTCGCCTATGATACGCTGCGCGATTACAGCCGCACGACCCTGTCCTTCCGCTGGCGATCCTCCGGCCTCGTTCCGCTCGATGCAGCCAATGGGCCGACGCTGACCATCGAAGGACGTGATGAGGGGGGCGCGGCGACGCAATGGTATGTTCGCCTGTGGAATTATGCCGAAGGGAGCGGAGAGGATGCCGCCATCCGCCTCCCCTTCTCCGACCTTGCCAGCGGCTGGAGCAGTGAGAGCGGCGCGCCGGTAAACCCCGCGGATATCGACCGGATGTTTATCTCCCTCGCCCCGGCGGGATATGACCCGGATACCGCTGCCCCCTTGCCCGCGCGCGTGAATGGCTGGGCGGAGCTCAGCGACATCCGCTGTGAAGGGCATCATGCCATGCTGCGCATCGGTGATGTCATGGTCCCCCCGCACGACATCGGCATGGCGACCGCCTATGATGACAGTTACAATCAGACGCCCCAGAGATTGCTCCGGACCATGCGCGGTCTCGGCTATCGTGGCCGGCTGATTCACTATTGCGGGATGAGCCATTTTTTCCGTCTGGCAGAAAGTGACACGAAGCTGCTGGCGGATCCTTCGGGCGCGCTGTGCACGCCAGCCGAATTATGGCACCAGTCCTTTTTTCAGGCCTGCAAGAAACACGCCCTGCAGCCGATAATTTCCCTTAGTTATGAATTGTTTGCCGCACATTGCCCTGAGGAATGGCAACAACGCACATATGATGGTGAGGCCGCGCTCACTGGCTGGCAACCACCCTCTGCCTTGCTATCCCCGGCGCATCCGCAAGCGATGCAGTGGCTCAAGAATGCTGCGCAGCATTTTGTCACCCTCGCCGCATCCGAAGAGCTGCCCCTGCTGTTCCAGATCGGGGAGCCTTGGTGGTGGGTCACAAGTGATGGGCGGATTTGCCTGTATGACGATGCCTCTCGTACCGCGCTGGGGGGCAATCCGCCCGAGATTACAGATATGCGCGCGCCGCTTGATGAGGCGCAGAAGCAATTGCTGGATGACGCCGGTGCCTTGCTTGCTTCCTCCACTGCTGCGCTGCGCGATGCGGTCCGGAGCGCTACGGGCGAGGCAGAGTGTGAGGTTTTGCTGCTTACCTTCACGCCCACCGTCTTCGATCCTGAAATGCCGGAACTCTATCGCGCCAATCTGCCGACGGGCTGGGCTTCCCCCGCTTTCGACCGGCTGCAACTGGAAGATTATGACTGGCTGACGGCCGGGGCCGATGCACTGCGGCGGGATGCCTATCACCGCGTCAACGCGCGGCTGTCCTATCCCGTGGAGCAGCAGGATTATCTCGCGGGCTTCGTGCTCGATCCAGCGGATGCGGAACCCTTCTGGCCGCGCATCACAGCAGGGCTGGAGGAGGCCGCCGCACGCGGCATCACGCAGCGCTTCGTCTGGGCGCTGCCCCAGATCACCCGCGACGGCTTTACCCTTTTTACACCGGCTGAGGATCACACGATGCAAGCCTTTGACGACCTGACCTATCCGCTTCCGCTCGGGCTCGATGCCAGTGTCAGTCCTGAATTTTCAACCAGTGTGGTGGTGACTGCGTCGGGCCATGAACGCCGTAACAGCCTGTGGAGCGATGCCCGGATGCATTTCGATGTCGGCCCTGGCATCCGTTCGGAAAATGACCTGCGCGTGCTGATCGCTTTCTTCCGCGCACGGCGCGGTGCGGCGCGCGGCTTTCGCCTGACCGATCCGTTTGATCACAGTTCCCACATCCATAACGGCTTGCCGACCATGCTTGATCAGGTGATTGCCATTGGTGATGGCCAGATCGCGCGCTTCCCCCTGATAAAGCGCTATGGGTCAGGTGATGAGCCGCAAATCCGCCGGATCACGCGCCCCAGAGCCGACACGGTGTCTGTCAGCGTCGACGGTGTTCAAAGCGCCTTTGAACTTGAAGAAGGCGGCTGGATCACACTGGCCCATACGCCGCCCGAAGGCGCGGTGATTCGCGCGGGCTTCCTGTTCGATGTGCCGGTTCGTTTTGCCGAAGACCGGCTCGACATAACGGGCGTGAATTTCACCGCCGGGGAGGCACCTTCCGTGCCGCTGGTGGAAATTCGTGAGAATGTATCGTGAGCCGGGCTTTCTTCATGCAGGAGCTGGAAAGCGTTGCGCATTTCTGGCGTCTTCACCGGCGTGACGGGGTGACGCTGGGTTTTACCAGCCACGATCGGGATCTCTATTTTGACGGCGTAACGCATCGCGCGGCCCCTGGGATGATCCCTTCTGCAATTCGGCGCAGCGCAGCGCTTGACGGAGACAGTGCCGACATGCGCGGTACGATCAGCCATGATTCAATCTCCGCCCAAGATCTGGCTGAAGGCCGATTTGATGGCGCGACCCTGATAATGGGTCTGGTCGATTGGGAAAGCTTGGATAGAGCCGTGCTCTATCGCGGTGCAATGGGGGAGATCGCGCAGGAAAACGGGCAGTTTTCGGTCAGCATGCTCTCTGCGAAACAAGCGCTTACGGGCGGCGACGTACCGCACACCTCACCGCTTTGCCGTGCGCGTTTCTGCGGTCCGGGTTGCAGCCTGAGTGCCACGCGCTTTACCCATGAGGCAGAGGTCGCCAGCCACGATCACGACCGCAGCGCCGTGCATCTTGTGCAGGCTCTGGAACCATCTCTGCTGGTCGGAGGCGCGCTTCGCTGGATCGATGGACCGCAGGCCGGGCTGAGCGCCAATATCACCGCAGTTGATGGCACAGCCCTGCTGCTGGACCGCGCGTTGTACCCGGAAAGCACGACCGGCCTGCGCGTCCTGCTGCGCGAGGGCTGCGATCACCGTGCCATCACCTGCGCGGAGAGATTCGCCAATCTCGTAAACTTTCAGGGCGAACCGTTCCTGCCCGGAAACGATTATCTTCTGCGCGGCCCGGCGGCACTGTGACCAATGCAAATGGCGCCGCGATTGCTCAGGCGGCGCGGAGTGCGCTTGGCAGTCCGTTTCGTCTTCATGGCCGGGATCCGCAGATCGGTCTGGATTGTCTGGGACTCGTCTTGTTCGCCTTGCGAAGCACGCGAGACGATACACCAACACTTCCCGATTACCGGCTGCGACAGAGCGATGTCACGCCGTGGCTGGCGGTGGCGGAGCAGGCTGGATTGCATCGGGCAACCGGGGTGCAGCGCGCCGGGGAAATCTGGCTGACGCGCAGTCACTTGCTGCAATTACATCTGCTGATTGCCGCCGGTCCGCATAGTTTCATTCACGCACATGCGGGGGTGGGCCGCGTCGTTGAAAGCCCCGCCCCGCTCCCCTGGCCGGCGATCCGGCGCTGGCACGCTTCCTGAGGATATTCCTATGGCAACAATGGTTCTTTCCGGCATCGGCACCGCATTAGGTGGTCCGCTTGGCGGTGCTATCGGTGCTTTGATCGGGCAACAGATAAGTGACACAATCGGCCTGTCGGGCAACAATTCCGCCTTGCAGGATATTGCGCTGACCCGTTCCAGCTACGGCACGCCACTCGCCCGGCATTTCGGTACAATGCGGGCGGGCGGCACGCTGATCTGGGCGACGGATCTGACGCCGAATGAGGATCAAAGTGGCTATTGCGTTTCCATCGCAGTCGCGCTTGCCAGCCGGCCGATCACCGGCGTCGGGCGGATCTGGGCCGATGGGCAGTTGCTGCGCGGGTCAGAGGGGGATCTCAAAACCGGAGGCAGCTTAAGGATATATCCCGGTTTCGGCGATCAATTGCCCGACCCGCTCATTTCCGCTGATCGGGGTGGTCAGACGCCCGCCTTTCGCGGCGTTGCCTATTGTGTGTTCGAATCCCTGCAGCTGAGCGATTTCGGCAATCGCATCCCCGCGCTGAGCTTTGAAATTATCGCCGATGAAACGGGGGTGAGTCTTGCGGAACTATGCGCCCCACTGGATCAACCGGTCACGGATGAGCGGCCCCTTCCCGGTTTAAGCGGCTTTAGCCAAAGCCAGGGCGGCGTCGATGCGGCACTGCGCGATCTGGCACCGCTCTTCCCAATGGGCTGCACAGTTTCCGCAAGCGGCCTGACCTTGGCAGCCAGCGATAATATCCCCACCAGTGCGGCCATGCTGGATGAGGCGACACGGGCAGATAGCAGCGATGCCGCAGCCCCCGATAGCGGCGCACGCCATATCCGCCAGCTGGCTCCGGGCGAACGGCTGAGTGGACTGCGTTATTATGATCCGGCCCGCGATTATCAACCGAGCATGCAGCGCAGCGATGGCCGGGTGGAAAGCGGAGCGCCAACAATCATGGAATTCCCCGGATCATTGACAGCGGCCAATGCGCGCGCCCTGTTGAACCAAACGTCGCATCGCCGGGGACTGGCGGCAGAACGGCTCGCCTGGCGGGTGGCCAGCGTCGATACTGCGATCCGCCCTGGCATGATCCTGCGCGTGCCCGACAATGACGGCCTGTGGCGTCTGGATGAATGGGAATGGCACAGTGAAGGCGTGGACATGCTGCTCACGAAAGTGGGCCCCTCGCAGACATATAGCGCCCCGGGGGATAGCGGATCGCATGCCGCGCCGGTCGATCTGCCGATACGCCCGACACAGATGATCGCTTTCGGCCTGCCATGGAATGGTGAAGGGTCACCGCAGGATGTCTTGATCGCGGCAGCGCTCAGCGCCGAAGCACCGGGTTGGCGCGGCGCCGCCCTGCATGCCGAATATCAGGGCGTTCTGTCGCCGGCAGGTTTTAGCCAATCTCGCCGCGCGATCATGGGCACGACCATCTCCCCGCTCCCTCCCTCCCGCGCAGTGCGGCTGGAGGCGAACAGTTCGCTGGATGTGCAATTGGTGGCCCCCGATCTGCTGCTCGCCGATGCGACGCCGCAGGCTCTGGCCCTGGGGGCCAACCGCGTATGGTGCGGCGGCGAAATATTGCAATTTGGACACGCTGTTCATCAGGGAGGTGGCATCTGGCGCCTGTCCGGCTTGCTGCGCGGCCGGGCAGGAAGTGAAGCGATCGCGCTACAAGGCCAGGATGCAGGGGCAGCTTTCGCCTTGCTGGACGACCGACTGACCTTGCTGGACCCGGCAAAGATACAGCCACTCGACGAAGCGTCACTGGTTGCGGCCGGCGCGGGAGATACCGCCGCGATATTGTCGCAGATCAACGATCCGCTCCGTTCATTGCGCCCGCTGTCGCCGGTCCACCCGCGCGCCTATACCGAGACCGATGGCACGCTGATCCTGCGCTGGACCCGCCGGAGCCGGAGCACGGCAAACAGCTTCCCCGTGGGAACCATACCTCTGCATGAAGCGCACGAGCGCTACCGCGTGATGCTCGGCCCCGTTGAAAGCCCGCTGGCCTGGTGGGATGTTTCAGCGCCGCAGTTGCGGCTTTCTGCCGCCACGCTTGCCGATCTGGGCAGCACATACCCAGGCGCAGCGCTGAGCGTGAGCCAGTTTGGCGATACCCTGCCCTCTCCCGCTCTGTTTCTCACTCATCTCTAAATCACGATCAGGAGCGTATCATGACAGACGCTGTAACCTTCACTTCCACCACTTCACGTTTCGGCTTGCCGCTGCTTTTCAGCGGACAGGCTGAGAAGGAATTCTTCGTCAATGAAGCCTTTTCCCGGCTGGACCTGCTGCTGCATATGGCCGTGGAGGGAGAACGCGCTTCGCCGCCTGAATTGGCAGAAGAAGGCAAAAGCTGGCTGGTGTCTGGGCAGCCTTCCGGCGCGTGGGAAGACAAGCCAGGTCAGATTGCCGTCCGGCAGGATGGAGCATGGATGTTCTATGCGCCGCGCAACGGAATGCGCCTGCTCGATCGTGCAGCCGGACAGGTGCTGCATTATGATCAAGATTGGCACCGGACAGCCCCACCGGCAGTGCCGATCGGCGGTGACACGGTGGATATGGAGGCACGCGCCACCCTCTCTGCCCTCATCGGTGCCTTGCGGGACGCAGCAATTCTCCCCCGCGAGTAAAGCGGCTGACGCGCCACCATATCACTGAGGAGCAAAAACGCATCACCATCGTTGAAGTGAAAACAAGGATGGAGAAATCATGATGTCGGTCAAGGCCTTACTCGCAATCGCCCCGCTCCCCTTTGCATTGGCTGCATGCCAGACGATGGGCAATCCGGACGCTGGCCGGCTTGCCGAGGCGACGCTCTATCAGGCGAATGGTCTGCCGGCGGGAACGGCGCAAATCTATCGCGCAGGTGACGAGGCCCGCATCACGGTGGCGCTTGCCGGACTGCCGGAGGGCAAACATGGTCTGCATCTCCACACAGTGGGATCATGCATTGCGCCGGACTTCAAATCTGCTGGCGGACACCTCAATCCCGAAGATCATGAGCATGGTAGTCTGAACCCCCAGGGCAAGCATCTGGGCGATTTGCCGAATATCGACGTGGCGGCCAATGGCACCGGAACGATCTCCGCAACCCTGAGCGAACCCGCAGCCGAAGCGATGCGCCATATTCTCGATAGTGACGGCACCGCCATAGTCGTTCACGCCGGTGCCGATGATTACAAGACTGATCCCGCCGGAGATGCAGGCGCGCGGATTGCCTGCGGCGAGGTAACAGCAGTTTGATCCCGCTTAGCGGGCATATTGTGCGGTGTCGGTCAGGCCGGCATCCGCGAAACCCTTGAGCCGCAAGCGACAACTGTCACATTCGCCGCACGCAAGCCCGTCCGGCGTGGGATCATAGCAGGACCAGCTCCATGCAGGGTCCAGCCCGAGGCGCTGCGTTTCCTGCGCGATCTCTGCCTTGCCCAGAAATTGTAGCGGGGCGTGGATCGAAAATTCCGTACCTTGCGCGCCAGCCTTGGTCGCCAGACAGGCCGTCTCGGTAAAACTGGCAATGAATTCGGGACGGCAATCGGGATAGCCAGAATAATCGAGCGCATTCACGCCGATAAAGATATCGCTCGCCCCGACCGTCTCGGCCCAGGCCAGAGTGAGCGAAAGAAACACCAGATTTCGCGCCGGTACATAGGTTACGGGGATATCATCCCCAACGCCGGTCTTCGGCACATCGATGGAATCGTCAGTCAGCGCAGAACCACCAAACCGCCGCAGATCCAGCGGCAGCACGACATGGCGCTTTGCCCCCAACTTCTCCGCAATCTTTTCAGCGGATTCGATCTCGCAACGATGGCGCTGATTATAATCGATCGTCAGAGCATAAAGATCAAAGCCCCGCTCCTTGGCAAGAGCGGCAGAAACCATCGAATCAAGCCCGCCCGAAAGCAGGATCACAGCAGAGGGGCGGGGGGAGGACACAGGCTCACTCAT